AGAGAAGGCCAAGATGGAATTGGCTGAGTTGGACTTGTTGGCAAAAGCCGCTCAAAGTGACGCCGACAATGTAACCGACCGCTGGCAAGCGGATATGTCCAGTGACTCTTGGCTGTCCAAGAACATCCGCCCTATGAGCTTAATTGCCATTTTTTTGGGATATTTCTTGTTTGCCATGATGTCTGCATACGGCTACAACGCAAATGAAAGCTACGTCACTTTGCTCGGTAACTGGGGAATGCTGATAATGGGTGCTTACTTTGGTGGGCGCACAATTGAAAAACTTGCAGATATGAGGAAAAAATGAGCCTAAGCACCGAACAAGCTGCATTCTTGCTGGACATGTGTAAGCTAATCCAGTACGCTACAGACCAAGGATTCGTGGTGACCGGCGGAGAACTTGCCCGTACTCCCGAACAACAAGCCATTTATTTTAAGACGGGGCGTTCCAAGACAATGAATTCCATCCATCTAAAGCGGTGCGCCATAGATTTGAATTTTTTCAAGGATGGAAAAATCATTTGGGACAAGGAAGTTATTGCGCCCCTTGGACACTATTGGGAAAAGCTACACCCTACAAATCGTTGGGGCGGTAACTTCAAGTCCCTTGTAGACTGCCCTCATTTTGAGCGCAATGTGGGTTAATCATGCCATTAAAAAAACTCGCTCTTCGTCCCGGTGTTAATAGGGAAAACACCCGTTATACCAATGAGAACGGGTGGTATGAGTCCGAGAAGGTTCGGTTTCGTCAGGGTACGCCAGAGAAAATTGGCGGTTGGCAACGGTTCAGCTCATCCACCTTTGTGGGAGTCTGTCGGTCCTTGTGGAATTGGGTGACGCTGAATTATCAAAACCTGATTGGTGTGGGTACCAACCTCAAGTTTTACATTGAAAACGGCGGCGTCTATAACGATATCACCCCTTTGCGGGTTACAAATGCGTTGGGTGCCAGCCCATTTTCTACTCAAATCAACTCTACCACTGTTACAGTCACTGACGCTGCTGGTGGATTTTTGACAGGTGATTTTGTTACATTTTCTAATGCCACAACTGTTGCTGGACTTGATCTAAATGGTGAGTATGAGCTAACACTTGCCAGTTCAACCACTTACACAATAACCGCATCTAGTCAGGCAAGTGCAACAACAACCGGCGGCGGATCAGGTGTTTTGGCCGCTTATCAGATTCATGTGGGTGCCGAGTATGCCGTTCCTTTATCTGGCTGGGGAGCTGGTGCATGGGGCTCTGGTACTTGGGGCGTAGGCACAACAACAGCCAATCCATTACGGCTATGGAGCCAATACAACTTTGGCGAAGATTTAGTATTTGGCTACCAGGGTGGGCCTATCTATTACTGGAATGCCACATATGGCGTGGTGCCCAGCACAATGACTGTAACAATAGCCAGTCCGGGTGTTCTTACCTTGGGTATAAACCCAACCAACGGTGATGCGGTTGTCTTTCAAACCACTGGTACTTTACCAACCGGAATCACTGCCGGTACGGTTTATTACGTCATCAACGCCAGTGGAACGACCTGCAACATCTCAGCCACCTATGGCGGTTCTGCTATCAACACTTCTGTCTCGCAGTCTGGCGTTCACCAACTGTCGGTAAGAGGCATACCTTTGACCAGTCTGGGCGGTGCCAATGGGGTTCCTATCATTCAAAACCTGGTGTTTGTGTCTGATGCCAGCCGGTTTGTATTTGCCTTTGGGTGTAATGCCTACGGGTCGACCACACAAGACCCAATGCAGATTAGGTGGTCAGATCAGGAATCACTGACGGACTGGGCGCCTTCAGCAACAAATCAGGCTGGTGATCTGCGCTTGTCTCATGGTTCAAAAATTGTTTCAGCAGCTCAATCAAGGCAAGAGGTTTTAGTTTGGACTGATTCAAGCCTGTACTCCTTGCAGTATGTTGGCGCGCCACTGGTCTGGTCTTCTCAGTTGGTGGGTGACAACATCTCAATTGCTGGCCAGAATGCAGTAGCTTATGCAAATGGCGTGTCTTACTGGATGGGCGTGGACAAGTTCTACAAGTACGATGGCCGCACCCAGACGCTCAACTGTGATCTTAGAAAGTTCATTTACGGCGATATCAACCTTTTCCAAAAGGACCAATTCTTTGCCAGTACCAATGAAGGGTTCAATGAAATTTGGTTTTTTTACTGCTCGAGCGGCTCAAACATGATTGACCGCTATGCTGTGTATAACTATTTTGAGAATCAAGGTAATGGCGCTTGGTATTACGGCACTATGGTTCGCACGGCGTGGCTTGACAGCGGCCTGAGAGACTACCCAGTGGCTGCCACATACAATGGATCTACTGGCAACCTAGTGAACCATGAATTTGGTGTGGATGACAATGCCACAGGTACCACATTGCCAATTGAAGCCTACATTATCTCAGCCGAGTTTGATTTAGACGATGGGCACAACTTTTCATTTGTCTGGCGAGTTTTGCCTGATATTAGCTTTGTTGGGTCAGAGGCCGCGTCACCAACGGCAACCATGTACTTATTGCCGATGCAGAACTCAGGTTCTGGATATAACAGTCCAGCGTCAGTTGGCGGAATCAGTAATGCTCCAATTACCCGTACTGCCGTACTACCAATCGAAGAATTTACCGGTCAGATCAACACTAGGGTGCGTGGGCGACAAATGGCCATGAAGATAGAGTCGACTGCAATTGGCGTCCAGTGGCAGCTTGGCTCTCCGCGACTGGATATTCGCTCGGACGGACGACGATAATGACTTTGATTGTTACTACAACATCAGAGCTTCAACGCATTGCCCCGCCCGCATTGCCGCAAGCCTCAGAGGAATACAGCCGCCCATATCAAGATCAACTAAACAACGTAATTCGCCTGTATTTAAACAGGATTAATACTCTAGTTGGCCAGCTTGAAACGAATGGAACAATACTTCCTGCCCTTACTGTTTACACCGTAGCCACTCTACCAAGTGCTGCCACTTCTGGAATTGGCGCCAGATCATTTGTCTCTGACGCTCTAGCTCCGGTGTTTGGATCAACCGTAGTAACTGGCGGTGCGGTAAAAACACCCGTATATTCAGACGGAACAAACTGGAAAGTAGGATGAACTTTATAGAACTCATTAACAAAGTTGGCAGAGTTGCCCGCCCAGCTCACCATGAGTTTGTGCCTATTGAATCAATGGAAGAGCGGTTTGAAGAATCCTGCTTTGACTCCCTGGATATGCTGATGATCGGCATGTACATGTCTGAAATCTATGACATCGACGACGAGATAGCCAAAGAGCTAAACCCTGAGACTGTTCAGGAAATGTACGACCTGGTTCAGCTGCACAAAAAACGTGACCCTGAATCCATGGAGTGGGCAATGGAGCTCATTAAATGATTTACCTCACCGACTACCGAACCGCCTACTCCAGCCATGTTGAGCTGATGGAGGATATTACCTATCCGCAAAGGGTTCACTGGTTCCCGGACACCTATAAGCGGGCGTCGACTGGAATGTTTTATCCGCCTCACCGCGTGGCCGAGAAAGTGTTAGACCCGGAGTTGGTGACGCAGCTGAGGGAGAACAAGGTTGGTAGGACTGCATTTATTCTTGCTTCTGGGAATGCCCACTTTGCTGGCATTAATCCCCGAGCCAAAGGCCCCACCCAGCTTTCATACGAGTACAAGTTCATGCCGTTTACCTTAACTCAGGTGTATGCTGGCCGGACAGCTCAAGCCCTGGGTGCCACAGACCATATCGTGACCGACGCAACAGCTTGCGCATCCAGCCTAAAGGCGTTGATGGATGTCCAGACCCTGATAATGATGTATGGGTTTGATCGGGTCATTGTCCTGTCTGTGGAAGATGCCGTATCCAATTCGGTGCTGGAGTTCTTTGGCGAGGCCAAGGCATCCCTGACCCTGAAAGACGAGCAGGATGGGGTTTTGCCGTCTGCGTTTGATGAAAAAAACCACGGCTTCTATGTTGGCCAGGGCGCAGTCTTGGCGGTGTTTGACTCTCCTAAAGTTGTGTTTGCCAATAAAAGCAACTACCCGGCTGCATCATTGCGCGGTGCTTATACGGCCAGCGAAGAATGTCCCAATGCCATAGGTCAACGGGAAGATGGTCAGGGGTTTGCGCGCGCAATTGAAGGCGCTTTAACCGTATCCAAAGAACGCGCAAGCCGGATAAGACTTGTCAAAACCCATGGAACTGGTACGCTCAGTAACAACAAAGCCGAGAAGGCTGCTTTGCTGTCGACGTTAAAAGACTTTGTCGCAACGTCATACAAGGCTAAAATCGGCCATACTATGGGCGCCAGCGGGCTGCTCGAGACATGTTTGCTGCTAGACGACCTCAAACGTGGCGTTGTGCCCAAGATTGAAAACCGCACAACACATGACACTCAATTCTTATCCCATGATGTATC